AGCTTGTGCCGGAGCCGTTTCCGAATTCTTGGGCGGTGGTGCCGCCGTCAAAAACATCGCTGACGTATGTATGGTTGTCGGGGTCGAAAGTATAGTTTGTGGAGTTGTTTCCTAGTGCGACTTTAAGTGTGTCGTTGTTGAAGTCGATGCCGGCTTCCAGTAAAAGTTTTTTCAAATTGTTCGGCGCTGCCATAACACAGTTTTGTTGATTCCTTATTTAAAACATCTTTAAAGCTGTAATCATGAGAAAAACATGAGATAATCATCAGATCTACCAGTCCTGTTCGGTTACTAAGTTGAATTTGGCGTCGCCTCCGCCAATCGAGGATTTCGCCATAACCACGACCACATCACCGGGTAAAATGTTTCTCTTGACCTCTCCCGATTTTTTGATGGCGCCTGAGCTGTAGTCATCGCCTACCGGATTCAGAGAAACATACGACAGGATGTGACCGCCGAACTCGAAACCTGTAGTACTAGGATTTATTTGTGTACCGGATTCGTTCGGTACCTCGCTGACGTTTTCCGTATCCTGTAGACAACTGTTCTGTGCGCTATGCAGCTCCGGTACACCAAAGTTACTGGCGTCGGTCTTGCTTGGGTCGAAACTGATGGCTGTTAACTGTAAGGCAGCGTCTTTAGAATAATTAATTACCTGTAAGTTGGCCAGTCTAGTGTTGACTGCGGAGTCTTCGGGTCGTATCCGCATGGCGTAGATCGGATGCCAGACATCGTTCGCCGTAGGCAGAGTCACGGTTTTCTCTACGGGTTTTGATCGTAACAGGCTTTCGGTCTGTGCCTGTGTCAACATCGACATGCTGCCAGCCTCAAACTCTAATCCGCTGGTTGAGCTGCTGGCTTCTACTTCTTGGTAAGCCCGTAAGTTGGCTCGTGCCGGACCTGACGTACCTGTCTCCGTACTGGTCGTGGCAATGTCTTCATTAGTCTGCTCATTGCCGTTTGAAAAGGTTTGAACCCAGCGCTGCTCCCCGACATTATACCAGTTGTAGTAACACGTCACTGTCGTCTTCTTCGTCAAGGGAGCGCCTAACTCTACATCGGCTTCCAACGTGGTTTCTACACCGTTCCTGAGTTGTTTAATATCGGCCTGTGTATCCGTGTGGTCCGATCCTCTCTGCTCCAGGAACCATCCATTGCTCTCGGTTCTAGGTCCTACACGGACCACGTCACCATTGTTCAGGGACTGGCTTAACCGGAAAGCCATTGAGGCTCGCATCTCCGTACCGACAATATAAGTACAGGGCTCAGCCGATTGTAAACGCATTTTATCACCACCGGCGGGTTGTAAAACCCAGCGATCATCGTCATCTAGGAATTTGCTGACGTTTTCGTACTGGACAAACTGTCGGTTCTCGTTCAGGAAAAGCCGTAGTCTCTCCGGAGAAAACTTGTACTGAGAAGCAATGTCTAAATCGTTTTTAACGCCTTGTGCAATCACTCTGTCGAAGGCGTCGCTGCTGCTCTGCATCAAAGCGTTTTGCTCTTTAATCGGTTCTGAAGGTGAAAAAGTCATACTATAATTTCGTTGTCCTCTTGTTTATACGTATCTGTGTTTTTCTATCCGTGTTTGATAAAGCCTGTTAACTTCGTCTTCTGTCATCGCCTTCCTGTAGATCTTGGCTTCGCTCAGCGATCCCTGAAAAGCCTGTGCCTCAGAAGGCCTCGAGCCGATCCGCATCGTATTACTGTTATCGACATCAGAGGGCGTAATACTTCGACTGTCTTTGACCTCGCCACCGTTCAAATAAACACTGATCGTGTCTTGGCTTCGGACGGCTACGTAGTGATGCCACTCCCCAAAACTGGTTAGCTCCGGTGCAACTTCGTCGCCCTCGCTGAAATGCCGTATACGCCAAGCACCGTTCGCCTCCTTCAAACCACAAATAATACCTTTACCGCCGTAGTTCGACAAGAAGGTTGGAAAGTTCGAGGTCTGGCTTTCGTCAGCGTTAAACCATACCTCAGCCGTATAACTATCAGTCCCAAGATCGACTACCCAGCCCGTATCAATATTCGAGTTTTTCCCGCTGAAGTCCACGGATTTACCGATTGGTCCAGAATCATCGATCGGGAAACTACCTGAACTAGGTTCACCGTGTCTATCGTAAGCAGACTTGTCTCTGTAACTGTCGTCGTTCAAAGTCCACCAACCTTCGACTTTCTCGTTTAGACTCATACCTTGTACCTCTTTACGGGTTCGGTAACATTCGCCAGCTTTTCAACTTCCGCATCCGAAAGACTTCGGCTCAAGATTCTTATATCATCTAAGCGTCCTGTAAAGATTTTTCCGCCGTTCTGGTCCTGCCAGCAACCGATGCCGAGGACTTCTTCCTCTTTACCGCCGTAATCAATGCTAGTGTACTGAGTGTTTTCCCCGACTTGGGCTCCGTCTACGTAAAGCGTGACTCGTTCCCCGGCTTCGACTGTAACCAGTACGTGATGCCATTGTTGATCGCTGAGGTCTCCGCCCATGATTTCATAAGTAGAGCCGGATTGACTGTTCCAGATAAAACGAGCACCATTATTCAAAGTGTCTAAGCGGTAGCCGTCTCCGTTCCCCACAGAAGTGCTATGATTGCTTATTAAGCCGACGTAGTCCTCGATGTTTCCGGTATCTGCTTTCACCCAAGCCGCCAGTGTCAAGTCCTGAGTGTTAGGCATCGGCGGCGTCACCAAGGCTTTACTGCTAGAACCGCCGTTATCCACGCATTGAATCGCTTGATTAATCTTCCCCTCCACTAAATCCGGTTGAGTAAGTGTGCCGCTGTCAATATCTCGACCGTTCAATGATAGGTCTTTGAACGGTTTGCTGTCCTGCAGCTTCACGTCTACGTTGTCGAAACTGTAATGCGCCTCCAAACCGGTAAGTGCCTCACTGGCTTTCAAGGCATGTGTTCTATCACTCCTGATTTTGTAAAGTTGGTTGATTTCTTCGTTTGAGAGTCTTCTATCGTAGATACGTATGTCGTCCAGTCTTCCTTCTAGGTAGGCTTCTTGATCGCCAAAGCTTCCGGCGAACGTTTTCACGCCTCCGAAATCAGTTATATCACCGCTGACACTCCTTGAATCCTTCAACTCGCCGTCAAAGAATATCTGTATCTTCCCGTTCCCGAATCTAGCGGTAACATGTGTCCACACACTTTCGGGAAGCGGATCGGTATTGTATTCGTTGTCCGAGTCGCATTCAACGTAGAACCCGAACTCATCTTTTGTAGTCTGCAAACCGAAGACATCGTTGTTTCCGTTCGTATAATTACCGATAAGGCTGTCGACGGAGCTGTTTGTGTCGTGGCCGTTCGTTGTTCCCGGTTGAAGATTACTGGGTCTACACCATAGAGAAACAGTGAAACTTTCTTTGCCCGTAAAATCATAGTTCATCTCTAGGCTAGAATCCGTGCCGTTAAAGCCGTAAGCACCGTTGATCTTGCCGTTTTCGCCGGTTGTGACGCCGCCGTTCTTCGTGGCATGCCTATCATACGCACTGCTGTCGTAAGGAGTATCCTTGTCTAGTTTCCAGTGACCGACCAACTGTTTCTGCAGACTCATAGGCTAAGACACCTACCATACGCCCCAGTCATCGTTAAGAGAGTTGTAAACCAAAGTCACGGCTTCATTATCACTCGCCAACGTAATGCTTGAAGAGTCGTCGATGGTTTGTCCGCCCTCCGTATCAATAGTGACATCAAAAGTGCCGTTCCTCTTCACATTGATCTCCTTACCATGCTTGGCATCGCTATTCGATAACGTAACGGTTCTCAGGCCGCCACTACTGTCGACGGAAAGATAGGCTTCGCCATCCGTAACGACATCACCGTTTTCATTATGTAAATTGTTTACTGGTCGGATACCGGCGTTCTGCGTCCCGCCGCTTCCATCCGCTTCGGCATAAAGCTGGAACACTTTCGTACTATCCAACGCTAACGTATAACCAACTTGATCGCCCGCTGAGAGGCCGTCCGTAACACCCATATCAACTAACTGGGAATACGAGTCTTCCGGTGCCTCGATCGTACCCGCCTCCAAGCCCTGATAAAACCTAGGGGTTTCGCCTTCCGGAAACTCCGCTACGTCGACATTGTTTTCTTGGTCTCTAATCAGGAACGGAGAACCAGTCTCTAACTGGTCATCTGTATTCGCTTTCAGGAACTTGATGTCCGTACTGTTCGAAGAATCACGGCCTCTAATCCAAGCATTATTAGCCAGACGTAACACGCCTTGGTTCGCATCATTTACGCCGCCTAAACCGCCGATCACGTTACCGTTCAAATTAATGTTTGAATTACTTCCAACGCTTCTGAAATCGTCGTTCGAGTCGAAACGCCATTTCTCCTGCCCGCCATGCGACACTCCGATACGACCTGTATTAGGCCGGAAAAAACCGGTGTTAGTATCTGTTGTGAAACTGTAACTGGGGTCGGACTCGGTGCCGTGCTGCAGCTTCAACTGTCCGTTCACAATCTCCACAGAAGCGTTTGCATTGACTTTAAAAGCTTCCTCAATTGTGTCTGTCCCGTTCTTCACTAAGACACCGAAGTGATCACCGCTTGAGTTTGCATCGATCTGTACATAAAAGTCTCGGTTCTCCGGAGCTACAAGCCTCCCGCCCGGTCTACCCGTAGCCGGGTTGTCACCGTCGTTACCTATCATTCTAGTAAAGTTGCCGCCGTCACCGCTGACTGTTAAACCGGTTCCCCCTATGTTGACGGAGCCGTCGCTGCTAGCCGCGTTACCGATTTCTAGGTCGCCGTTCAAGACCTCGACGCCGCCGCCCTCACTAAGCTCTAAAAGCTTGTCGTCGCCGTTGGCTGCATCCAAGAAAGTGATAGAAGAGCTGCCGTCGCCTTTTGTCTTCAAAACATTGAGATTCCGGATCTCATTACCCAGCAAATTGAAGAAAGGTGTCGGATTATCACCATCCAACTCAAACTGCAGATTCTGGTTATCATCCTCGACTTGGATATTGTCAACGATCTGTGTCTCAGACTCAACAGTATTACTCGTAACAAGAGAACCGTTTACAACCACATCATCGAACTCTACATCACTGTTCTCAAAAGCATAATTAATTGTCATCCGTTGCACCACCCAAGACAACGTCAGCCGTATCATTCACCGTAGACGTGTTCTTGATCCGGGTGCGGAACGCCTCCGGTGCAACCATTCCATCATCCACACTGTTCACACCGCTGTACGCCTCTATATCATACCAGTTACTGCTGTCCTCAGGCTGGATCTGCACCTTGTAATCCGTGGATCCACTGGCTTCTATCTGCCAGCCAATCTCCAAAAGTGTATCCGTATTAATCTCCACGATTGTGCCTGTAGTGGAAAGGTCGTAACCTGTTACTTCTGTACTTGTCTTCAAAGCCATTTAATTATCATCCTCTTTCTCTTGGTTTATTTCGTCTTTCAACTCTTGGATTTCTTCTTTTTTGTTTTGGTTGACTGGTTGGGGTTTCCCGTTCTCAGTCTTCAGTTTCCGCGCCATCTTCCTCATTTTCTTCAGTACTTTCATCCTGGTTTTCAACCTCACCATCATCGTCTTCTTCTTCTTGGTTTTCTTTGTTGTGGTCATCCTTCTCAACGCTACCTTCTCCGTCTTCCTGATCTCCGTGTTCTCTGACTTCTTGTATTCTTTCATCAACGGCTTCCTTACCGGTCTTACGATCCTCCAATTCCCTTAATTCTTTTAACCGGTCAACGTCTTCAATGTCCCGGACATACTCTTGTACTTCGTCAACGGTTTTATCACTAAGCACGTGATCGGGTTCCTCATCATCATTTATTTCGAAGAAATCAGAATAGTTTTCAAGAAGTGCCTCTTTCTCTGCTTTATTATCTACTTCTACAGTACCGTTTTCATCTAGTTCAAGGTTTTTGACTCTGCCATCGTACTGGACAGATATTTGTGACGCTGCCTCGTTGGGTTGTTCGTGCTGAAGTTTCATTTCGTTCTTTATGTTTTAGTATTTGGTTAATGCTTTATTTAAAAAGAACTCAAAAAAAAAAGAGAAAAGAAGAAATGGGAGAAAACGGATTCCCCCGGGGAACGTTAGAGGGTTGCACCGTAATCTTTGAGATGTCTGACAAAATTCCCTTCCGATTTCTCAATCAAGGCGCCGAACTCTGCCAGTGCCATGTCTTCTGATAATCCGTCTTTGCTGAGCGGGACCATGGACATAGGCATCAAGGATCTGAACCGTGCGGTTCTTGTCGACATAACAAATACATCCGTTTTAGATCCGGCGTTGTATGTTGTGCCGTTTCCTTGGTCTGTGTAACTGTCAACGTTGTGATCTGTTAGGACCGGTGCCTCAGCAATATTCAACTGCTGCAAACCGACATCTACTGTACTGGTTTCAGGGTCGGTTGTAACGTTGTCGAAGTCTGCTTCGTTCTCCAGTTTGTCGTAGAACGATCCACTGGTCACAACTACAATGTTTGCAGGGTTCACGTTCTCTTCATCGATCAGTTGCCGGACCTCCGTCTTAATATCTTTCACAAAACCACTGGATACACCACTTTTGTCTACGTCGTTACCCTGGCTGGCTGCGTACTGCGCTAATCCTTGGAAGCCTTCGGCGTCACCGATGAATCCTGTCTGGGTGTCCTGGCTTGGATCACCGTAAAGAATTTGCTGGGCCTTCCTCTGTGTATGCTCAGCAACTCTCTCACCTAAAGTGGTATCTTCTAGGTTCATGTAATGCGCTGCCGCTTCCTGTGAAAAGTCTGAGATGGCTAAGCGGTCGGCGAAGATTGTCATATCGACCTCGGACTTACTGAAAGTAATATCGCTTTCAGTATTGTTTTTGAGGTCGACTGCATCGCTTTCGGAAACGTATCCTATCGGATCATCCCGGTCACTGACAACGTTGTAAACAGCTTTGTATCCTTCCTGTCCTTCCTCATCGATCAGGTTGACTAATTCGCTGTTCTGTTTCTCAATGCTGACAATTTCAGGGTCAAACACCAGCGGTGTATAAGCCTGGGTGGCTCCTGCGTCCATTGTCTTCGAATCCATTTCTTCTCCGTTCTGAAGCTTTTGGATATGCTTAACAGCACGTCCTTCAAAGTCCTCTACGTCGAATTCGTCGCTGTTTTTGATTTTTCTCCTTGATTTTTCTGTAAGTTCTCCGTCCCGGTTAACTTCTACAAGTCTTTTGATTGGAGGGGTTCTTTCTTTCCCGCCGTCTGTGTAGCCGGCAGGCCATCCCTGGTCCTCCCATGCTTTTTCAAAGACTTGTTTTGCTGAACCGGATCGTCTACCGATTTTTTGTAGTGTAAGCGTGTTAGTTGTCATTGGTTGGTTGTTTTCACCATATAGTATTAGTTTTGAAGTGTTTCCCTGACCTTGAACGGGTCACTGCTCTCTTGTTCTTGGTTTTCCTTGCTTTCTTCGTTGTCTTCATTGTTGTTGATTGTAGTCATTGTCCGGCCACTATCATCACTGTTAACTGTTTTTTCATCCTCACTTAGACCGGATCCTTCGTTTTCTTGTTTTTCCGATTCAGCGGACCCACCATCTTTCTCTCCTTCATCGTTGCCGGGGTCTCCGTTTTGATCGGAACCTTCACCATTGTTTGTTTCCTCTGGTTCTCCAGCATCTTGCTGTTCGTCTTCATTGTGTTCACTGTCTTCATCCATATCACTATCTTCTTCATCGCCGTCTTGTTCCATACTGGCTAATTCTTCCTGGATGTCTTCTAATGCAGCGGTCATATGATCGTTGACTGCAGTCCCGACAACACTGGTAACCTGTTCGACCTGTTCCTCATCAAGTTGTTTTATCTCGGATTTTGAATCATTGTTTTGTTCTTGACCATCAGAATCGTTTTTATCGGTCATAGTATCATTTAAAGCAGTTCTAACGTTATCTACAATCTCGTTTTTGTCGAAACCGGCTTCCATCATTTGTTTGGCTGCAATTGCCGTGGTCTGACTAGCGGCTTGGTTCATTGCGTTCGGCATTGCATCAGGATTACTTGGAATACCTACAGCAGATACCTCCATTAGATCAAGGTCGCTGATCTGTTCGCCTTCACCTGATTCCATCGGTTCAGTATCTCTAGGAATAAAACCTATGCTGAAACCAACCGGCATATTTTGATCTAAAAGATTGACAAGTTCCTTACCCATAGGATGTAATTCATCAGCATCTACCTCGGTTTGCCCTCTTCTAAGAGTTACTTCTCCCACGGTTGTTTCATTCATCATTTCTCCGTCATCAAATCTCCCGAAAATATCTCTGAAGTCGTACATGGCTTCGCCTTCTCCAACGCCGTGATTCGGGAACAAAGGTACTGTACCGGACTCTAGTTGTTTTATAGTCCTGTTCTGCCCGTTTTCATCCAAGAAGTCGCCGTCTCTATCCTGACTAAGTGCCTGGACCGGTACCTGCAGTTTGGTCTCACCGTTATCTTTGCTGATGACTTCAACATCTTTCCCAGAAACATTCACTCTCTTTATTTTATCCTGATTGTTACGGGCCATTTCTATACGTTCCTGCATACTTAGTTCCTTGTCTTTGCCTTTGCTTCTTTCTGCTGCCGCCGGTCTATCCGCAGAACTTAGAGAGTCTTCAAACTTGACAACATTGTTGGTATATTCGCCGTCCTCGCCCTCGGTTTCATCCCACTCCACCATTTTGTATAGTGGGCCGTCACCTTCCTCTATCGTAAATGTGTTGCCGCCAGCGCTCATAGAGTCGCCGACCTCGGTTTTCCTATCTATTACCTCGCCTTGACTGGTTCCATCTGCGAACTCCCATTCAACGAAATCACCTGTACTGTAACGTGGGTTCTCCAAACTATCCGTATTACTTGGCTCACTGTTCCCGGACTCCAGTTTAGAAAGACAAATCGCTATAGCCTGTTCCTGATCTTTACCGTTCTCCAGTTCTTTCCCTATGCAGTCTGCGACTTCGTCCTCAGTAATATCTTTATCGGCTATTAGTTGTTTTTGTTCTTCGGAAAACTTGAGATCCGGCTGTGTTGAAGGCATACAACTGTATAATTAAAGCCTTTTTAAAATTACAGTGTAGAAAACCGGGGTAAAAAAGCAGAGAAAAAATTGAGAAGAGGGTTTTTTAAACGCTTAGTTCTGCGGTTTTCTCCGCCTCCCTGATTTTCTGTCTGATACGGTTTCTCTTGTTTGAAGCAGTTCCGTACCCTATATTCATTTCATCGGCCGCTTCTTGGACTGTGTACCCGAGTTTTTCTGTTAAAATATAGACTTTGGCTTCTTTTTTCGCTAATCTAGTATTTTCTTCTAATTCTTTAATACTGTTTTCATCAAAATTATCTACATCCTGTTTTTCCTTCAAATATTCTTCTCTATTTAATTCAGGAGAATATTTCTTTATCAGCTCTTTTTCTCTTTGTTTTCTAGTACTAGCATTCTTGATCATTTCAGTCTTTACATCTACAGTATCTCTTGCAGTTATAATATGCTGTCTTAAACGCCTCTTAACGTTCTCAGAGCTCCCGATATAGATAATTTCTTCATCTTCTATAATCTTATAGATGCCTGCCTTATTTGGAAAACTCACTCTTTATCTTCCTCTATTTCATCAAGTACCGCAATCTCCAGTTTTTTACCGGCAAACTTTTTGGATGGGAGAGAGATTCGGCCGCTTGAATCGGCCTTTCTCTCATAGAGCTGCTCCTTCCGAATCTCAGCTTTCATTTTTTACTCCTCACCCCATTTTTCTTTGAAAGTACCTTTTGACAGGGCGGAAAGCTGCTCTTGGCTGTAGTTGTAATCCTTGAAAAGCTTGTTTCTGGCAGGCGTATGGTCATATTCCCGTACAGCATCTTTCAGCTCCTCTTTCGACATCTCGTCAACATCAAAACAGACAACCATTATTCTACCACCTCCTTGACTTTCTCCACAGCTTCCTCACGGCTTTCAAACTCGCCGATTCGATGTTTGATCATCCAAGGATCGTTGTCTGTTCCGCCTGTCATTGAGACAATCCAGTCTTCTACTCCTCGGCTTGCACCGACTGTGATACCTGATTTTTCTGTGAAGTCGACTGCGACTTCGAATACTTTTTCGTTGTTTTTGAGAACTTCTGCGTTTTCGTTTTCAAGTTGCATGTTCTTTGTCATGGTCTTTCTACCTTCTATACTTATATTATACCTTAACACTTATAAAGGCTTCCCAAATAAGAATGTTTTATCCCAAAATCTAATATATCTAATAGGGAAAAATCAAAGACAATCTAACCTGACCAGTTATAAACCGTTGAATTACTCATACTGAAATCCTCTGCGATCTCCGTCTTACTCTTCTCATTAACTACCCGGCTCCAAAACTCTTCAAAACTATCCTCATCTTCTTTTGAATGTTGTTTCCAGACCTCAAACCTTCTCTTACTCATACCCAAGTCCACCAGAATATTGTCAAAGTCTTGGTCAAGCTGCTGCACGGTATCCGGCATATCCTCAGCAAGCACCGGGCTCTGTGAACACCTGCAGTTGAAGGGCTGGTCCTCTCCTACAACCCTCGCCGACCTAGGATAATCATTCGGTTGATCATCTGAAACACTGGGTACTGTGAACTGGCCATCTTTCTCTACTATAGTTCCATCCATTGTTTTATGCCATTCCCGGACCCGTGAATCTGACGTAGAAATCCACTCTTTTCCTTGAACTAGGTCTGTGGATTCAGCTAGTGCCTGACTGCCCTTCCTACTGCTTTGTAAAGTCTCGGTCCGGGCAACCAACTCCGCATGATTATCTGTAATATCCTCAGAAACCTTGGATACTCGGTCCGTGATCTCCGGAATACCCTCTCCTTTCTCCGCACCCTTCAAAATCTGTCTTTTTAATCTGTTTTTGATACTGCTGTCAATCTCTGTAGCCGACTGCAACGCTTCCTGCCGGATAATATCAGCGGTGAACGTATCTAGTACATTAAAACTGATTTCGACCTTCGTCTCCTCCGGAATATTATATCTTTCCTCTGTCTCGTTTTCTACGTCTTCTTGGAAATGTTCAGCGCTCATTTCCAAAGCCCCAAGATTGTTGGATTCCAATACACTGCTGATTCTTTCCTTAATACTTAACTGGTCCACGATTTTGTCGGCGTCAACCAGTACACCGTTTTCCTGTGACTCTTCCGGGAACTCCTGCTCAACAATTCCCTGCAAATCACTTAGACTTTTTTCGAAAGCCTGGGCAACATCCCTCTGCATACTTTCTTTATGCCCGACCAATCCGTCCACATCATCAAAACCTCTTTGATTTCTCAGTGCATCTTTAGTTTGATTCAATAGTTGGTCGGTATGTTTGAAAGCTTCCCGGTAACCCTCTATTTTTGTGGGGGCGGTGCTTCCCGACCCGTCCTCATCTATTTCTCCGTCCGAACTATCTTTTGATCTATATTTTTTTCCGTGCTCTGTTCTATCTTGTCTGCATCCATCATCGTCAATAACTCCTTTTTTGTTTTGGTCTAAGTTAATGTTCAGGTCTTGGAACGGGTTGTTGCCGCCATCCCCCGAAGGAACATCATCCAAACCAGTCAGTTGTTCTACTACGTATGCCGGGTTGTTACGGGCGTACTGCTCAAAAGCTGTCTTCGGAACATCACCCAATTCTCCGAACGTTTCCCGGTCCTTTCTTTCACGGGCCTCATTAATAGTCATGGAATCACTGTTTAACTCGTTTTCTATTATCTCGTTCTCTATCTTCTCCATGAACTTGTTGTCCGGCCGGTACACAACTTTCAGGTTTCCGTCTACGGCTTCGTACTCCCGCATAAACGGTAGGACTTGGTTGTTCCACCTGTTCTCAAACATTTCAATAAGTCCACTGGTGACTCTTTCCCAGATCTGCCGTTTCCCATTATCGCTGATACCTTTGTTAGCGTTTTCTAATGCACCGCCTTCAATATCGTTTAATCCGTAGCTCCAGACCAGTTTTTTAGTGTACCACTTTTGTGACTCCAGGAACTGCATTTTCTCCGGTTCCGGATCCAACGGTATGTAGTCAATGTCTTCTTTGCTTCCGACTACCGGTAGTTCGTGTTCGTTTCCTGCCGTGCCCTTCAACTTGTTTTTAATGCTTTGTACTTGGTCCTGTGAAAGGTCGGCGCCGACCGCCATCACACCTTTATGGAACTCGTTATCCAGGAAGAACTTGTTTCTATGGATGTCGCCGTTGATCATGATTTCTGCGGCATCCTTCACTTTTTCTGTCCGGCCACGACCATACGGACTGTACGTCTTTTTGTTCTGTGACTCGGAGAACCAGACGATTTGGTCACGGCTGAACTCTTTAGTATCTTTTTTGGAGAAGATACGGGAGAACTCGAGTTCTGACATATGGTTACGGATCTTGTTAACATCTATTCCGTCATTGCTGTGTCCGAACAGGTTACGGGCATGGTTCGTTAACCCGAACTGGTAATACGCTGGTTCACCGGTGTCAGGGCCTGGCAACCGGCCGTACTCATCTTGGTTGATTGTGAAGGTTACGCCGTCCCGGACATACATTTCATCCAAGTAACCATCATTATCTGATATTAGTTCTAGGACGCCGCTGTTCAAATCCAGTACATCATCCAAGAGTTGGCCGTGCAAATCATCCACGGTCTCCTGGTTTTGGTTGAAGTTTCCATTGAAAAACTGTTTAACGTTTTCAGCCGCTTCTATTTCTTGTTGACTGGGTTCCCGACTTTCGCCATCCGGTACATCAACTACTACATCAAAATCTATACTGGCGATCTGGGACTTGATAATATCCTTCAACCATTCAACTTGACTGGTCTGACCAAGGGCTCGGATAGTAAATAGATCGGCTTTCCGCGGGACTCCATCCATACTTTCGTTGAAGAAAACACTGCTGATTTCTCCCAGTGGTTGGCTGGTGTCGTTGCCGCTTACTCCGTCAATACTTGCCTTCGAATTACTACTATTGTTTAGTGAGATGATGTCGCCGGCTCCCATAATAATCTTTTTTACAGGTAAAGATTAACTGGTGTACAATTTAAAGGTGACTACTTTTCCCGTTTTGAATAATTCTGGACCTCAAGCTCTACATGAAATGCTTCAACCAGGTTTTTCTCTACTTCAAATTTGTAAGTGCTGCATTCAGGGTTCCGGCAAACTTTCTGCTTTCTAATTCCCGTAGTCATTACGGTAGTATCTACTGTGTAGTCACATTCATTGTTCGGGCATTTGATAACTACAGATTTTCTCTGTGTTACTGTGTTTTCAAAGTTTGAGAACCATTCCCTGATTTGATCCGGCTCAATTTTCACTGATTTTTTCCCTCGGTTTTTTGTGCTTGGTCTAGCCATGGCCCGAACACTTCACGGATCTGGCCCGGCCCCATCTCACTGAAACTGTCAACATTGTTCAGTACGACGTGGATGGCTTGGGGGTCACGGTTATTCCTTTGAATGAACTCTGACTTAATCCGTTTCTTTAATCCTTCGGCCTGCTGGTCAGTGCAATTTAGGTCCCATAAATAAACAACGTCTCTCCGGTCCTCCAGTTTATGTATTTCATTAACCGGGGAAATATCTATTTTTAATAGGTCGGCCAGTTTTTTCAAGAACAAGCGGCGTTTATTCATTTCTCAATTACCTCTAATTCCATAGCGCTGTCAGCGAACACTTTTAAATCCGCTTTTTTGACCATGTCTTTTCTATCCTCAGGTATGTAGCCGTGTTCAACAAGGAGATTAAGCAAATCTTTCTCAAATTCAAGGTCCTTATCTAAATTAATTATACTCATTGTTACTCGGTCTCTTTTTCTATGTTTTTAGCGAACTCGATAAGCTTTTCATTTACTTCTTCCTTAGGTAGGTTAACACTGTTTATTTGCTGTGTTTTTCGTTCTTTGTAATTGCATTCCTGGCATTTTCTGATCTTCCTAGTGAAAATTTTACAGCCTTCAGAACAAAGTTTGGGAGTTACAGTAATTGATTTTTCATGAAATTTGTATGCTGGTTTCCAATCTCCTAAATGATGCGTTCTCTTGTTTTTCAATCCTAGTTTTTCCAAAATCATTTTTCCACCTCTCCAAGTTTAACAACTTTATAGAAATAAAGAACATAAGGCATACATCCTTGATGATTAACAACTTCCTGCCTCCAATCATCTGGCATATCAAAACCAGATAAATCATAATAATTTCTGAACATATCTTGTTTTGCCAGTGACTCTTTAGTTTTTCTAACTTCTTTGATCTCTGCCTCAAATAATTTAGGTCCTGTTCTTGTTCCTCTCACCCAAACTTTTTCTCCTTCTTTTTTAGCATTGGTTCTGGCTGTCCAGACTTTGCCTTTGACACTTAGCTGAGAAAGCGCCGGTTCACTAGAGAAAACCATTGGTTTCATTATTTTTCCATCTCTGTTAGGGTAGCCATATTATCTACATCGGCTTGTTCTAAGTGTTTCTCGCATAAAGGAATTGCTACGTCTAAATCTCCGCCAAGATTCACTCTTAAAGCATTTGTTGCTTTTTTACTGCATCCCGATGTCCCTGAATGACAGCAGTTCTGCTTGTAATCCAGTGATCCTATTCTTTCAGTGTAGTTTCGGCCTCTGAACTGTTTTAAGTAGTCTCTGATTTCTTCTGTTATTTCTATTGTGGTTGTATCGTCTTTTTTATGCGGGTTCAATGATTTTTGTCCGGCTTCTTCTAGTTCTTCCCAGTATTTTCTACCTATCGACTTACCGTATGTCTCCATAGTCAAACAATAACATTACTATAGTTTTAAATGTTTTTATCTTAAATCACAAAGCCGGTGTTGGGCTCAAACATTGACATCATTAAAGAATCACTGAAGTCAGGGCTGCCGCTGTCAGGATCAACAATCCGGACCTTATCCTTAGCCCGGCGCTCCGTCCTTATATGAGTCAGTTCATGCACCAGTTTGTTACTCGGCATATCCAGATCATTATTACGCCAACCATCCATGAAAGAAATTGTCTGGTCCTGCAAGTGATCCCGGAGCTTGAAATAATTCCGGGCCTTCTTATTCTGAAACCTGTCCCCTTCACTACTGGGGTTGGTGCCGGCCCGGAACTCCGAAACACTGTACCCGTATTCTTTTAGTTTGCTGTAGACACCGGCCCCAATACCTACACTATCGACAATCACTCCGTCAACTTTTCCTGGTTCCTCTTTAATCCGGTTACGTATCCACTCCGCGGTACTCCCGGTATCACTACTGTACTTCTTACTGAATTGATCCGTAACCAAGTGCTCGCCCTTCAAACTTTCTTTCCGGCTTACGACTATCAGGTCTTCGCCTTTCCCGGCTATATCGGCTGAGTATTTTACATCAGTATCAAGATCCAGGTCACGGTTTTTACTGGCTTCAATAAAGTTAACTCTGCGTTCAGCTCTCTTAATCCAAGAATGTTTGATCAATGCGTTATCAACTTGATCCGGAAACCTTGACTTGTACAAGACTTTGTACTCCAATGAATTTTTTCCGCCAACATCTTTAGCCTTCTTATCAAAAAATCTTTCTGAGTGGCGACCGATTTCTATTCCTTTTTCATCATCGACATGGAAACACTTGAAATCATCACTGATCCAATGACTATAGAACTGGTTGTCCTTATGGAAAGGGTTCCCGGCCTCAATCAGGACTGCGTCCTCAGTGTTCAGCATACGGGCAATATTCTTCTTCCAAACACTTTCACTGATACGATTACTTTCGTCCATTACAACGATGTCGGCGCCTGACCCCATCAATCCTTGGCCCTTACCACTACTCCCTGAACTAGCGGATAAACACTGGATCCGTATATCTCCATCGTTCAAAGTAATCAATGACTGACTAGCACTTTTCTTTAAGTCTTCAGGATCACTGCCCCGACTAGTATCAATCATGTCCTTGAACTCCTTGCTTTCCAAACCAGCCTCAAGTAGATCGTCTCTTACGTTTTCTGCATCATTCATTGCCGGGCCGATAATACTTATTTCAAAATTACTTAGGTTTTCACCGTTCAAGATAAGGTGGAGCGCAAGGCCGACTCCGATGCTGAAAGATTTTCCGAATTGGCTGTATGTGTTGAGAAGTAAACGGTTTTCAGTTTGGAATACAATAGTTTTTACAATGTCTTCTTGAATCGGGTATAGTTCTATGTTGAAGAAGTAGTCTACCAGGACTTTGACATCCTTTTGTTGAATAGCTTTCTCCAGTAAATCACTTTCACTTTCCTGTCTTTGTTTTGTCATTGTTTTTTGGTCCACATCTTATGCGTTGTGATTATTTCAATGATCCCTCTTTCTTTAATATTGTAATAATAATAGACATCGTTTTCGTCATCCAATTTCCTGGTTTCCAATGCTTGAAGTACAGGGTTCTCCTTCAAGTAAATGTTGTATCCGCCTCTATCACTTCTAGCGGTCAGAGAATAGTTTTTACTGTAACCGAGTTCTCTTAATTTGTTGCTTAATGCACGGCTTGGATAGCTGTAGTTGTATTCTTCCGCTATTTCCTTGACTGTCTTGTTTTTGTCTAGTTCTTTCTCTAACTGTTCCAAACTTATCTTTGATTTACCTGTCATTCTATCCACCTTGCATTAAGATAGAGGATCCATCCGTCTTTGATGTGGCCGTGCATTTCTATTATACGGTCGTACCATTCATGGGCATGAGTAAATCCTGTAGGCATTTCACCAAACGATTTCTGCAACCTGTAAATATTGTCTTTGCTTATACGCACCGCTTTAAACAGATCGGCTTCACCTACTTTAGGACCTGCTCTTGCTCTTTTTACCCAGAATTCTTGATCACTCGGTAGTTCACCTGTCCTGTATGTAGCGATTTCTCCTTTGTTTTTGAATGCTTTGAATACGTTGTCTTCTTGGAAAATAATCGGTTTCATTTAATAAGTTTCTTCCCAATTTGTTTTTTCTCTGTTTCTTTGATGCCGGGCTTCTGCTTTTGCATCATTGATTTCAATGTTTTCCGGGTCAATCCAGAATGGGTAACTCAATGAGAATCACTTTTAGTTAGGAGCCCATAAGTTAGACTGCCGGTAGTTATTCCCAAAGAGAGTGATCCAAGGTATAGAAAGTATTCTATCATAGTTCTTCCCAGTTGTCGCATCTACAAGGGTTTTCACGGCACTGACTACAAGTCTCTGGTTCTTGAAGTTCTATTTCTTCTTTGGGGAAGGTCGGCGGCAACTTGTTTTTACTGCTCATTTTACTGCATCCCGTTTAGTTCTTTTTCTCCTTTCTCGGTTTTTTCTAGGTCATGGTTGCTGCCTTTGAAGTGTCTGCATTTTTTGTTTTGTGCAGGTATTCTGCATTCGGGGCATTGGCTCATCATTGTGTCTTTTCACCTTCTATACTTACATGGACACGCATTACTTATAAACATTTTCATTGCATTGCTATGAATCATAATTACTGATTTATCGCCTATCCTGCATAATACCAGGAAACAAATCATTTATAACCTCCCTAACAACATCGTCAACGTCATCATGTGACATTGTGTTAACATCTTCCTTCCATTTCACCATTTTCTCGCTGAAAGAACCGCCGGAATACTGCTCTATCTCCTTAACCAGATCCGGTTGAATCCGCTTATGCTTGCCTTCTACCATACACAGTAACTTTGTGTTAACAGTTAAAAAGACTGACTAGAAAACCTCCTGCAAAAATACTGGTTTCCCACCACCTGTTAACAAATTGTTAACAACAAATATTATAGAACTAATTCCCGACCTGTTTGGCCTCAAGTCTGATCAAACTGTACCTTTGTTTAGTCCAACAACTTTTACAGGTAATACGGATAAAATCCTGTCCACGTAGTTCCTCCGATAATTTCAGACGCTGAAGAGTTTTACAGCCGCTGCAGATAAACTTCAGAGAACCCATCTATTCACTCTACTTTTTCCACACGGGCACGGTAAACAGGCAGCTTCTCCCACAACTTCCAGCACCAAGCCTCTCTATCAGTTACATCCGCCATGAAATAAAAATCATAGGGCTTGGAAGCTTGTCTCGCCGCAAACACTAACGCCAGAACAACGCCCAAAACCAGCTTTCTTACTAAATAAGTTAGGGCCGGCGGCAGCAAATGCTCCAAAAAAGTCTGGACCTGATCTTCTTCACCATAATTACTCTGAGGCATCCGCCTTCTCCCCTTCTTCTTCTTTTTCTCTGTGGTACTTACTGTAGATCTCCGATAGTTCTCTGCGTGTTTCCTCAGTATCATCTTCTACATGGTCTTGGTCTCCGGATTTGTCAAGTACATTGAATTCTTGCAGTAGTGAAGCCATTCTTTCATCGGCTTTGATCAGTGATAATCCGGAGTTAGCCAGGACCTGTGGACTGACTTCCGGGTTTTCACGTGCTCTTTTTTCGGATAAAGCGATTGCGTTGATTGCTATATCGTAGTGTTTTCCTAGTTGTTGTTGAAGCCATCTTTCTATTTCGTGTTTTTCTTTGTCGGTGAAAAGTCTTTCGAATGCGTTGGCTCTGTCGCTGTCCAGGTATTTGGCTACTGTTCTCCGTGTTAAACCCATTTCTTCTGCTACTTGGGCTTGGGTATTGTATTGGTTGTTCCCGTAGTAAAGTCTTACGGCTTTTCTGATTCTCTTATCTTTTTTGTCAAGCTGTGAGTCTTCTATAAGTCCCTGTGTTCCTGTGAAGATTTGTGAACTTTTGTTTTCTTTTTTCTGTGGCTGGCTCATACCTGTTTGTTTACTACTTGTTTTTTAAATAAAGTTTTACTGTCCCGGTAAAGCATTCAATAATAGTTTCAGGAAAGCGATACCGAGCTTGATCAATAGCTCTAGGATCTTCATCAGCAACTGTTCTGTTGTCATAAATCAGTGTCTGCTTCGCTTTCAAAGTCTTGGGTTTGTTTTCGGCAGTGCTTATTAACTTGTTCCCTGCTTGAGAAGGTGTCACCGGTTCTCTTATCCTCATATCTTTGTGTTTCACCGTTTTGTTTATTTATCCAGATATGCTGGGTGAAATACTGTAGAGGAGTCAATTTTTTGGCCATAACAACTTCTCCTCCTGTTTTTGTTCTTTTTTAATGTCGTATAATTTATGCCCGTCTTTAGTGCCGACTTGTTCAATAACGTTAAAGTTGTCTCTTAATTCGTTTATACGGCCTGAGAACTTGTGCTTGTTTTTTCCCATGTGCAATTCCATTTCTTCACTGGTCAGCGGGCCGTACTTGTCAATGATTTTGAAGACTCTTTCACGATCTGTTTCTACGGTACCGTCTTTCAGTTTCTGTCTGAAGGCTTGTAAACTGGTCTCCGCCATACCATTATTAGTCATTTTTTATCATCTTCTCCCATCATTAGTTGTACTGCTTGTTTCTCCGGCTGCAACAAATCCTTCACGTTTCTAATCATTGGATCCTCCAGTAATGGGCCGTCTTGAACTAAGTATTTTTCATCGTTAACCGTTGCTATTTCATTGTATACATTACTGTAATCACTCATACGGTTTCTGCACCGACTTTTTCTTTGTCTTTGAGGCAGTGTTTTAACTGTTGCTCCGCATCTTCGCTGAGTTTGTACTTAACGTATTTCCCGTTGCGCTTGCTTTCAAAATCCAGTTTTTCACGTAACTCGGAGACACGGCTCCTCAACGCCTTAACTTTTTCCGGTTTCCCTATTTTCTCAGCTAAATCACTGTATGATACAAAACCGTCAAGCTCTATGAAAGCAGAAAGGATTTTTTCCTCGTTCTCATTGAAACGTGCATCATCAATTACATTGGCAACATCCTGCTGCATTTCCACTGCTCCAGAAACACTGTACAACTTTTTCCCGTTCTCCATCTTTGTATCCAGCAGGTCTTCTTTCTCCAGTTTCTCCACATATTCCTGTAAAGCCATTGGTGCCTCACCCAGTTTATCAGCCAAATCATCTAAAGAAAGAAACTCGTCTTCCTCAAGAAAAGCCCACAAAACTGTTTCCTCCTTATCAGGGCTGAACGGATTAACGTACTCCAACTGGTTATAAGGCGGTTTAAACTCGTTTATCAAATGCTTCTCCATTAACTCCCGGATATTTTTCTCTGTTACAACCTCGAACGTGGCTTCATCCCACAACGGTTTGTCATGCGAGGTCACTCTTTTCCTTAGGCTGGATGCCCGGCCGATGTAAACCAGTTTGAGGTCGCCGCCGGCTTTCCGGCTGTAAAGTTTGTAGATTCCGGGCCGGTCAGGGACGTGCATTGCGTTACGCCTGCTCTGCATCACAGTTTTTATCACCTTTCTTGTTATAATGTTCTGGATTTAGGTCGTAGAAAGTATGCCTATCAAGTCTCTCAACTAATTTTGGGAAGTCAAGTAAATACCTTGATTTCCGGTTTTGATGCACTGTAATAGGTAGAACAGCAAACCTTCTGTCAAGTTCATTTTGGGTTACTTCCTCGTATTCTGTGTGAGTTCCATCAGTTACCTTGTACTCCCAGTCTTTGGTCTCCATGTTGAACTTGTAAGCAGAGACTTCGCAGATTTCTTGTTTTTCTCTATCGTAGATCAGTCTACCTCTCCGTACAGGATTATCTGTCATTGATTCCATTCACCTTCGAGAACTGTTCCTATTTCGTCTACGTTCTCGTGGTATTCCTGTTTTTCTTCAAACCCTGTTAAAGCTTTTTTCAGTCCGTTGTTTACTACCATTGTGAACTTGATATGATTGGTTCCATGCTCCTCAACTACAAAATCCATTAAGTCTGTGAAGTCGTTGTCGTATTCCATCCAAACCATGCTGATATACAGAATATCTTGATCGGGGACATGGCAGTAGTGCATACAGGATTCTCCTTTCCTAACATGGAAGAATGGGTATCCTTTAGGTGTCTCACCTTTTCTGTTTAACTTGATTTCAGGTTCTTGGCCTTCCCTCTCCGGCAACTCTTGATTCCCTTTTTCCAATCTATCTACAACTTCCGCTACAGTATCCTCTAAATCACTCATTTGCTATCTCCTCCTAGATCCTGTAAAATGTTGTAGTAACCGTTCGTCAAAGATTTAACAAGATCGATGTGTTCAGCTCTCTCCCTTTCATCACCTAGATCCAAATTGGCTTGGCGACTGGTTTCACATGCTTCTTTCAACGCTACCTGCAGTTCTGGAGGAATATAGGAGTCAGTGTTTTCCCCCCTGTCACTCCCTGCGCTTTGTGCGCCTTCATTGTCACTTGACTCCTTAATAACATCTATCTTCTTTATATCAATGAACTGGTCTTGATTGGTTTTGACTTTGACTTTATCGCCTTTACTCCATTCACTTGGTATGCTGCCTTCACCGTTCAACCATTTTTCTTCCTGGCCGTTGTCTACAAGGATACCGTAATATCCTTCATCAGGTTTCGGGCTGAAGTTCTTTAGAACACCTGTAAAACTTGACTTACTCATTGTTGTTTGACCTCCTTTAATGCTTTGATCAAGTCATCAATTTCGTTAGAATCCACATAAACCACTTCTTCATTATTTGACCAAAAATTCACCAATGCTACGTCTCCTTTCATTGGATGTTCTTCATTTACTCTGATATATAGGCCAGCAGTTTCAGGGTTATCTCCAACAGGTTCGGAAATTACTTTTCTTCTCACTGGTTCATCACCTCGTTTTTCAGGTACTGTGCTGCCGCTGTCAGTAGTTCCTTGTCCCAGTTACTTTCCGTGTCTTCTGACTTACTTTGCAGTACTTTAACTGCTTTAGCTGTATCGGATTTTTGTTGGTCGAGTATTGATGGACTTGCGTCCCTTAGTTCGTTCATAGTTGGATTATTCGTTTGCATAAACTAGTGTTCTACCTTCTATATCATACATTGGTATACATTACTTATAAACATTTTCATTGTTTTACTAAAGAAAAAAGAAAAAATTTGGAAAAGTTAGAAATCTCTCTTCGGTAAACCTGTATCCAACTTCTCATGTGTATGCTCCTTCAAATCATCAATTGCTTTCTGCATACCAGTTGTTCTTTCATGAATATCATCAAGCCTATCATCATGCTCACTAACTATGTACCGGTTGGCAGCTTTCATTCTCTCCTTAAGAATATCCTGCACAGAAAAGACTTGATCGGCAACTCCTTCATCTATATCCCATAACTCGCCGTAATCAACTTTTCCCACGTGGTCTATGAGAAAATCCTCAACCGCCTTAACCTTATTTCTTAGCTCTCGAGAAGTCGTTGATTCTAAATCAGATTTTGAAAGTTCTGCAAATTCTTCTAGTTGTTCTGGTAATTCCATTACATTCACCTATACTCTATCTATTTCCTTTACTCGCCGATAAAGGGCGAAACCCAATCAATAATTAGTCTATAAGCTTTAAAAAAGAAAGGAAAACTTGTGGGGAGGGGTAGACCAAAAAAATATTTGAGGAGAATATGTAGGGGGAGAATTTAGAAGAGCGCCCAATCCCCCCTCAAATAGGCCCGGTATAAAGACCTGCGGCGCTTGAAGGTAGAAAAAACCAGTGTTCTGGAGACACTTGCGTTTTTTCCTCTAAAAGCTGGGCTTGAATAGACCAACTTCTATAAAAACAAATATTACCAGCCAATCCTAAAAAACTAATGGTTATTCAACGCCTGACGAGTCGCACGATCACAAACCCGTAAATCCACACGCCGACTCGTCTTATAGATAGAATCCTCCGTCTTATCCAAATCCTCATCATGTTCATACTCGGGGAACAAGTTATGCAGAACTTCATGATTACATACCGTATCAAACTGTGTAGCCGTCAAACCCGTCTCAACAAAAATCGTGTTATTATGAGTAAAAGTTTTGCCCATAACATTTCTCCCACTTTGTGCCTTTACCTGGTCTACCACATGAAACCGGTAAACACCTGATGAAAAGTTCTTCTCCTGTGCAACAATCCGGCTGTTATTGTAGGGTTCTCCAAGAATGTTTCTAGCGTTCTCCGAGCCCTCACTGTAGCCCTGCCGGTAGCCATCATTCCATTGCTGAGACTTTATCTCCTGCCGTATCTCTTTTTTCTCTTCAAGATGATTCTGTTTCATCTCCTGTATCTGCTCGGTGTGCTCCGCCTGAATACTATGGAATACGCCTAAGAAACCTATAATTATCAACGTGTTTAGAATTATCTGTAAAACAATGAGTCGTCTCAATTTTCAACAGGCTCCTTATCATATTCTTCTTCCTTTGATTTTTCATTCTGCATATTCCGGAGCTGTTTCTTAACATCCTCCGGCAGTTTTACAATCTTCCAAGTACCTGGAGCAGTCCTCTCCACCAAATCATGTAGTTCAAAAGTTTGGATCGCCGATTTGGCAGAACTTTTTCCGCTGTACATTCTCTCAGCAAAACTCAAAGTAATCACACCATTATTCTTCTTCACAGCCATCAACAAAAGATTGGACTGTTTCTCAGAAAGACCTGTCATCGCAGCCTCTCCACCTTCTCATCATACCCTCGGTTTTCAGCTTCTTCTAACAGTTGCTTCTTGAATCTAGGTCTCGGAACCGTATCAAAATTCTTCTTATACTTCTTGTATCTCCCATCAAACCATCTTTTGAACCTTGACTCAACCTCCGCTGGATCACTCTCGCTTCTACGAACCATGATCATTTCAACTGTATTGTCCCAGAACTCCTTATCATCAACATCCCTAATCTTCTCTTGGGACTCTTCCTCTGTCTCTACTTCAATCTCTTCAATTTCTGCCTTAAGACCTTTCCTTTGGATCTTCAACTGATCTATTTCATCTTCCAGTTTCTCAATCCTGCTATCCAAAAGTTCTCTTTTGGCTTCCAACTTGGTTTTGTCATCTCCGTATTTCATAAGCATATCACGAAAAAACTCCGATCTTCCTCCATCATAAACTTCATTAATATCGGTTTTCAATTTATCCCAGAGCGATTGGGCTGTTTCATCAAGGCTGATATTCACACGGTCAGTCATAAGCCCAATCACTCTTTCTCTTCTATTCCTGCAGCTTTTTCAAGCATTTCAAGCCATGTTCTGTCGTTTTTCTCTGATTTAAGTTCTTTGTGCTTATCGTCGTCCATCGGAATCCGTACTTCCTTCATGTCTGTGATATGAGTGTGTGTTGTTTAAATAACCTTGTGTACTTTTCATCTGGATAAAAGACAAGTATTTATAAACAGAAAAACCTTAAACAGTCCCTAGAGGCCAAAGTTAGGCCTCAGCCCCACGATTTCTAGTGGAGGGAAGAAAAATTGAACTCCATATGTGATCAGGCTTGTGTACATACACAACATACATACACAAGGTCACCAACATACTCATTCTCATACAAAAACCTACTTTCATTTATAAAATCCACAAGTAGTCTTGTGTATTGTGTATGACTACTTATGCAATACAACACAATAGTTTGAAGAAATAGGCTCGAAATTACAAAGTATGCTCTTGAAGTTTAAACTGAATAACAAAACAAATCTTTTGTTTCAAGATATAATACAAAAAACCGAATCTTTGTTTGATACTATAATACAAAAACTAGTTTTTTGATCCGATTAAATACTCTTGAACCTCAAATTCCTCCCTAGAAATATTAGGATTCCAGTATCAACTTTTTTCGGAAAAACCGGGATCGCAGTACCAGTTTTTTTTAGAGGCCGCCGAGCATCGCCAGTACTATCTGACTGAAATTGATTTCCGATAACATGAAACCTGTGCAATAATGGAAAACCATTGCTGTCAGGAATCCGAATGCTGCGGTGTACGCCCATTCATGGATGACATCTCCTAAGTGGCCGGGCAGGTGTTCTTGGGTTCTACAGCTTTTTAACCCGGTTCTCAGCATTAGTAACAGGCTTATTACGAATAGTTCTCCGATGGGTGTGGGGAATATGTAGCCCATGCCGACCATGCTTATTCCGATTATTGTGGCGTGGAACTCGCTTCTACTGACTAGTTTCTCTTTGGTTGTCAGTAATCCGTTGCTTTGATTCATTTGTTTTTTCCGGGCTTCCAGTTTTGTTTCTAGTTCTTCTGTGATCTCTGCAAGTTCCCTGCTTAGTTCTTCTTTGTCCTCGGATTGTTTTCCCTGTTTACATTGATGGCTTTGTTCATTGTTTTTATTGGATTCCGGCAAGTTTCACCACCTCCACCAGTAAAATAATTAGGCTGCCGGCTTTCATCCAAGCCACAGACTGATTATTCAACACGATAAAGTAGTAAGCGGCTAGTGTGACTCCGGTAATGTAGTAAAACATTTCCAAGCCAAACGCATCAAGTCTCTGCCAAAAATTACTTTCATCACCTAAGTCATTAATGCTGTCTTTCAAAACTTTGTAACCCCCCATCAAAACCAAAGATGCAGTAAGCGGATGCAGTTCAAACACCAATCCGGTTCCCAATAATCCGTACAGTAGTGCATCGTTTTTATCGTAGTCAAAGTCACGGCCCTTCTTCCTCAACTTTTCCAAAGTATTAATTGAATGGACCTGGCTTTGCTGCTGTAAAAGGTTCTCCAGCATAGACCGGTCGCCTTCGTTCTCCCATTGGTCGTATGCCTCAACCCATTTACTCTCGTAATCTTCTTTGTTTTGTTGTGTTTCTAGTTTTTCCTTTATTTCCTCCAAGCTATCATCGTTTTCACGGCCCAAGTCGGTCAGTTACTACCACCCTTACTTTCATTGGGTTGAACACATACCTTTCTCTCGTAATCATAGTAAGCACTATTATTATCCTCGTTGAAGTGTTGTGTGAGCTTGCAGGCAGTAACATTTGTTTCAAAACCTATATCCTGGTCCTGCACGTTTTGAGGTCTTAGTTCGCTGTTTATGTAGAAACCGGTTAACAGGAATACAACCAGTAGGACTGCGGCAAATACTCCGATGTAGAAATCTGTATGCTTCAAAGGATCCATTTATAAACAAGTTATGAAAGCGCTCAGTTAAAAACTTTGCCTGACAACTTATAAAACGTGTTTCTCTCCGGTCACATCAGGTACATTGTCTGCTTCACGGTTCTTTAAATGCTGCCGGACATGTTTCTTCCAATCTTTGACCTGGCCAGGCTTCAAATTAAACCATCTATCATTTTTGCCTTCAATATCGAAACTGACTTTGATTCTTACAGCTTGCGGGTTTTCCTTACTGGGAATGTATTCTTGTTCTACGGCTTCAAAATGCTGACTCATAAATTATTCCTTACCTATCTGTCTGTTTTTTCTTCTGTAGCTGTATTAATGTTTTGCCCGTCCTCGGTTCTGCCTTCCAACCGGTGTGTGCTGGAGTCATTTGTACCGCCGTGCCCAGCATCTGAAGCACCTACGTTATGGTCGTGGCTGTCCGTGTTCCCGCTGGTGCTGTGATCATGGAAACCTAATGCATCAAGTGTTTGATCAATACTTATTTCAGCGGCTGAACCTGTTTCGTTTTCCACAGTTGTCTCTATTTGATCGCCGTCCGTTATCTCTCTTTCAATTATTGTGATTGTTCGGGCGGTACTGTTTTGAACCAGGCTGATTTCTTCGAAGAAGTACTGGTTGTTGCTGCTTTTGTTTTCTATTATTACGTCAATGTCGCCGGCGCTTCCGTTGAAGGAAACGTTTACACTTATTAGAAGGTATTCTGTGAAGTTGGTTGAGAGATCAGGTGCGTTGTCCGAAACACTTATTGAACTGTTGTCTGATACTGTGGCACCTGTTTCCCTGTATTCGTACTGTCCTTCTGCTATAGGGAATCCTGTGCTTCCATTGGTGTCAGGGCTTTTGCTTTGCTCGCTTGTGCTTACATCTGCATTCGCTGTCTGTGTGTAACTGTTTTGCGTGTCAATGTTTTGACCGCCGACATCTTGTTGGCTGCCTGGGTATAAACGGCTGCGTTCATCTCTCAGGTTTTCTCTGCCTGTGGCTGCACGTTCTAGGTTCTCTTTCTCAAATTCTAGCTCTAGTTCTGTACTGGCTTCCGGCCAGTAGTTCCGTTGCTGTACCACAGTAAATGTATCATCAATGTTACGTGTGTTGTCCACGACCTGCACGCTGTCGTTGACGATGTTGTTGGAGAATACACTGGTTTTCAGGGTTCCGGATTCCGGTATCTCTGTTTTATCTGTTCCATCATTTTTTAAACCGGGCTGCAGGAAGTTTTCAGCAATGCTGTCGGCTTCGTTATTGTTTTGGACGTAACCGATTTTTATTTTTTTGAAGCGTTCGCCGTACTCGTTTTTGATCGTACTGTTCTCTGCTGTCCCTGTGACTTTGTCTCCGTCTGTGTTGGTGGCTTCTACTCTTACTTTGTTGATTATTTCATCTGTTTTTTCTTTTTCCCAGGTTTTGAAGATTGCTTGGCCGCCGGGAATGATTGTGCCGTCTGCAGTACTATCCGTTATGTTGTCTTTTACTTCTATGTTGGTTTGGTTGTTGGAACTGTCGAAACTAAGGTCTTTGATTGTATATGTACCGTTGTTACCGGTTGATTGAATGACTTCTATTTCCTGGTCTACAGCCATTTCACTGGTTACATCGCCGTTAACTTTGAATACGTTGTTACCGGTATCGACCCCTGTTATTTGATGTGAACTGGCTTGACTGTTCGGTATTAAAGTTGTGACTGTGCCGCCGTAACCAACCGGTTCATACTTTACCTCTGCATCACCGTTACTGTCTATATTACCTGTAAATGTTAATGCATAACTATAGTTCCGGGAAAGCTCGTAGTATCCTTTCTCACGATCTGCCTCACCGTTTTTACTTAAAGTATAATTATCTACACCTGGAGCTGAAACATCGCCAGGTATTTTGGCAACGTAGCCCTGGGGCAGGACACTGTTCAAAGCTGCTTCAGTATCACTGCTTACATCAACAGTTTGGCTTGGCTGTTGTCCTGTGTAACGCATAAAGCTGTAAAGTTTCCAGGCCAGATTCCCGTTTTCATCTATTGTTCCCTTGTTTTTAGGGTAGAACCGGTTCTTTAACTCAAAGCTTCCGGTTTCCGGGTTGTATTGTTTGTAACGGATTTCCGGTTCATTGGTTCCGTTGCTGCTGGTGCCGAACTCGCTTTTACGTGTCGGTATCTCGTTTCCAAAGTTTTCTCCTTCAAGCCAGACCTTCAACATATCAGGATCATTTTTTCTACGGATATGGACGTGGCGTTCAATCGCCAAGGCGCCAGTGTTTTGAAATGCTTCAGCTATTATCTGAGTGTTCCCGTTGTTGTCTGTGTATTCTAGTTTCCAGCGCCGACTAGTGTTTACCACTACTAGATTGTCACCCCTAGTTTCATGTTTATCTCGGCTTCCGCTGCTTTCCGACCGGCCACACGCCTATGATTAATGTTCTCTATAACTACGTTGGTGCCTTCGCCGTTCCCGTTTCCGTCCCTGTCTGTGAACCGGCCGCCGAACAGTAGCCAACGCGGGTTACTGGTGTTGTCAGCGATATACTCTGTAATCCAAATCACTTGCTCCTTCACTGTTGTAACTGTGTCGTTGGAGAACCTTGAATCACTGATACCGGAACTGCTTAGGGATCCGTTGCTTTTATCCTCCCCGTTATCGTAGATTGTCCATTCCAAGGAAGGGTTTTCTTGGCCTGGCTGGAAAGCAAAATGCCGTGCTGCCTCCGGATCTTGGTTGCTGATTGTTGTCAAGTTTCTTTCCCGGCCATCAGGTTTACGTTTCACCAAAGGCTCAAAACTGTACTCCAAATCAACGCTGTACGCTGAAAAGTTGTTTTGGAGAACGATTTTGAAGGTCATGGACCAGTGCTGCCTCCACCCAGTCTCTCCTTTATCGGGTCATCAATACTGTTTTTAATATAATCTTTTGTAACTTCACCGGTTTGATCCGCTGTCTTACTTGGATCGGTTAAGAACTCTGAAACCAGGCCAGCCGATCCGTTGCCAGAGCTGGAACTGCTTGAAGAGCCGCCGCCTTCTATTTGATCCTTCAACAACCTGAACAGTTCTGCGCCGGTACTACTGGTTACAGCACCTTTTACATCACCTTGTAAGAGGCTTGGAACACCTCCCAACGTCAGGTTCCGGGCTGTATTGGCAGCACTGCCTGTATTACTGGCAACATCATTCACAAAATTTATTACCGGCCGCAGAAAATCAGCTATATCCTCAATAACCGGTACCAAAAAACGCGAGATAGCTCCTAGGATTGCTCCAAGTAAAGCCGTAATAGGTTTCAGACCTGAAAGCAAAGCCAGTAAGCCTGTAGCTTTCAAAGCTGTTCTAAATCCTCCTGCAATACTGCTTTCTCTTTGATCACGTTCAGCCGGAGACAAATCATCATCGTTGCCTCCTCCTTGATTGTTTACATCTGCCTCCAACTCATTGTTTACTTCTTCAACTTGGCTGTCATCAATTTCCAGCATTGCATCTAACTCAAAATCCGGCATCTTACTGGGTTACACCTTGCATTTTTTGTTTCATTTTTCTCTGCTCCCGTGATTTTTGTTCATTGATTTTGGTTTGAATCATTGATACGAGTTCTGCATCAATTTTTGATACGTTTTCCAGATCAACTGAAAACCTTTCTGTCATTTTAAACAACTTTACTGCCTCACATATTTCCGGGTCATCAATACTAGGGCTGTGATTCTTGGCCCATAAATCTACGTAACTATCTAGCTTCCTTGATTTTTTTTTAACTTGACATCAAGTTCTTCCGGGTCATCACCGTACATCTTTATTATTTGTTTAACAGTCTTGACTTTTACTTCATCTAGATCAATGTTTTGATGGTTCAGTATTGCCTGTGCTATTGCTTCTTGAAGCTCTACGATGAACTGGTCTTGGTTTATCTGAATCTCCTGAATCTCTCCATTTCTATCGGTTGTTGCGTTAAGTTTCAAAGTTTTCTCTATCGGTTTATATTCCTGCCAGGAAAGGTCGTAAAGATTGTCGGGAAAACCTAGTTTTTCTGTTTTTCCGTCCCTAAAATTTACTTTAATAGTTTTGGTCACAGGTTACGCACCTTGATGTTTTCCGCAAAAATGTTTAGTTCTATTGTACGGGTTTCCTTGTCTTCAAGCATTTCAAATTCATTGATCTCCAGTTTGGCGTTAGTTACTACTAGTTCGCCGTTACCTTGGCCGAAGTCAAAACTGATTTCATTGACTGGGCTGCGTTTGTCCTGTACTTGTAACGGGAAACTGTTGTTGTCTAACAGTTTTTTCCAGGGCTCTGCGTCCTCTACCTTGACCACGAACGATGGTTGAATGCTGAAGTTACCTTCCACTATCTCTGCTGGTTCCCGGCCACGGCCCAGACCATACTCCGGCGAAATGTTCCGGTCTAACATAGATCCGGCAATCGACTCTACGGTTCCAAACTGGTTGCCATCAATTTTGACCTTGGTATCTTTCCACTGCAACGGATTGCAGTCAGGGTCAAAACTTGCGGTACCGGAATCCACTATCTCCCCGTTTTTGGCTTGTATCGGGTCAAAAGTTATTGTCAAGGTTTCATCGACACCGGATTCCAATGTGAAGCCTCCGTTTTTGAAATCGGTGAACTTGAAGCTTTTACCCGGTACATATTCTCCTTTCAAGACTTGGTGTTCCGGCAGTTTTTCATCGAAAACTATGGTCCCGTTACTGCTGTCAAATGTTCCCATCAACTTCAGGATCTCCAGCGTTTCTGGTTTTGTTGTCAGAGAAGCACGGTTTTCTACCGGGCCGTCCTGTATCACCGCGGGCTTGCCTTTTGTAGTTACTCCTCGTTCCTCCCTGCTGGATTCATCGATGATAAAGTTTGCCGAACCAAATGCCCCGACCAAACTGGTTACGTTGTTGCCGTTTGAATCCACTATTTTGATGTCTTCCGCTAACCCTGAACTTATTGTCATAATATTATTTTATAGTCCTCAGTTCTGCATCAATATTGTTTTGTAGTACACTGTTTTTACTGTCCTGTACAAGTGTTTCGTTTGTTGTCAAAAAATAATGCACACAGTCATCTACTTCTTTGAACTTGCTTTGGTTACTGTTCAAAATCTCTGTAACTCTTTGATTTAAGTAAGAAATGATCTCCCGTGGACCTTCCTTTTCGCCGTCGTTATCTATGTCAAACTTGTTGTTGACATGGCAGAAAACCGAGATCTGGACCTGTGTATCTACTTGACGGTCCGTGCTTCCTACACTGAATCCTGTATGCGTTGCACTTGTCTCCGTGATATGTATCCGGGGGTACTGGGCAATATCAAAACTTATGGGAATTGTGTAGATCCAGCGGTTGCTCCCGTTTCTATCATTGTTCGGATCATCAATGTTTTCTTCCAGAACTGTCTGCAATTTTTCTACAGCATTAAAATTTACAGCTTCAGCATTAGCCATTTTTTTGATTCTCTTTTTCGCCCTCTTTGAATCTTAAAGGTCTTCACGGTAGCAGTTGGAAAACCCTTATCTTATTTATTGACTGTCTTTATTTATAACTGTCCTGCTTTCAGTCGCTGTAATGCCGGTCTTAAGTAAGGATCCGGAGGACGGTTTACAGTGCCGAACTCTACATAAGGAGCGTACTCAACATTTGTACCGACTACAACTTTGGGCAAAGTATTCGTGTTAATTACTTGTAAAGTAATACTTGAACGCAACCTACCGGTATCGACCGGTGCCTGTCTCTTACTTTCTCTTACAACTTTCAAACCTTTTTTCTTCAGTTCTTTCTTTATTTTTTGCCGGCCTTCATCTGTGATTTTGTTAGCCATAAACCTATATACGGTGTCCGGGAAAGTTAAAGTTCGGTGCCAAAGTATCACCGGCATCCCTGTCATCAATATTTTGACTAGTCCGATTAATCTGCCGCACCAGATTTTGGCGTCGGTCCTGGTAGTTTTCGAACATTGCCCGTGTTTCATCATCACCGGTTTGTACTGCTGAAAGATTCATTATTTCTTCTAATGCCAGCATCAGTTCAAGGTCTTTGTACAAGCTGGGTTGGTAGAATACTCGGAGATTATAATCATTGTTGAAAAGGTTGTTTTCAGCCCATGAACTCTCAAATAATATTTTTGCCGGTGATTCTGTAAGACTGTAGTTTGATTCATCAACCTTTTTCGGCTGGGTATGATTGTGCGTCCTAATCTCAACCTGAGTGATACTCTCTACCTGATTAAATGCCAGTGAGAACTCTCTTTGATCCTTGATGGTTGGCTGTATTTTTTCCTGTATACTATGGCCGACCAAACCACTTAATTTCCGGTTAGCGGAATCCAGTATGTCTTGTAGTTCCCATTGATCCGTGTTCGGCCCTAGAAACTTGAGCCGGGCCTGTAAGTCATCCGGTTCATTCAAACTATTTGTCATTAGGCATCACCTTCAACTTCCACTGAAAAGAACCCGTCATTAGGGACGGACTCTGGGTCTTGGCCGCCGTTAAAGATTTTGAACTTCCCACGGTAAACACCTGTAGTTTCAATCACTGCATCACCTTTACTCCATTGATATTCTACTTTGCCGTTCTCTGCATCAATAATACTTACTTCCTGATTAAGAACAGTTGTACTGATTCGATTTTTGATCTTTACTGTTACTTTGTCAACACTTCTCAAATCTATTGCGCCGTCTTCATCTTTCAATGTGGCTTTTAACGGATCTCCATAGTCGTTGACTGTGAACGTGTGCTGGGTCATTGCTACAAACTTATTCTTCGTTGTTATTAAAGTGGAACGGTTTGAACTGGTGATTACTGCAAAACAGTCACCCACAATGTCAAGCAAACGAGTCAAACCCGGAGCCAGTGATGTTAAAGATATTTTTGTTGTCGGTGTTTCCAGTTTCACGTTTCCGGTTCCGGAAACATTGGGGTTCGGTGTTTCCAGTTTGGCTGTGGTTGCCGGCATGTTAAGTTTTTCTGCCTGCAACGGTGTTTCCGATCCTACTGTTTTACTGGGTTCGGGTGTTGTATACGTCCTGATTTTAAGGTTGTCGTATCTTAGGTATCCTTGTCGGTCGAACTTGGTTCGGTTACCTAGTATGTAGCTTACGTCGCCGCCGGTGAAATCTGTTTCATTTTCCGCCAGATCGTTTTCCCCCTCTGTTATCAAAACGTTCTGGTTGTTTGCGGGATCTACTTTGAAGGTAACTGTTTCAGGCGTGTTGTAGGATGCGGAGGCGGAGCTGTTGTTGCCGGCTCTGTCGTACACAAATTTTTCATCATTTTTCAGCCTGGAGAAAAAGGTTTGGTTGGAGAAGTCTTGGTTACCTGAGAAATCTATATAGTCTCGTGTGTTGTTTCCATCAGGATCTGCTATCGTTTTCTCCACCAAGATAGGGAAGGAGAAGGTTTGGTTAGGACTGAAGTATGAGACTTCGTTTCCGTCCTGACCTGCGTTCTCCCAGTACAGTTGGTTGTTGTCGAAACTGAATTCGCCTGACAACTGTTTTTTATAATCGCTTAAGCTGTGGTAGTTTCCTGTGAAGTCGTCGTACCAGTTCCAACGAACACTGTTCCAATCATTTTCAACATTCGAGGCGCTTGAGTTGCCGTAATAGATTCTGAAGTTCTTGGTTGTGGAAGCCGGTAAATCTGTTTTAAATGTTATGTCGAAGGTTCCATCAGCGTTGCCTTGGGCTGAATGCGTGATCAGGTTATCGTTCGCATCAGCAACTCTTATTGAGTCTCTGGAAGCTGTTCCGATGTCAACGTTTTGAACTACTAATGGATAACTTTTTTGTTCTATACCTGAGTTTTCTGTAACATCTAGGTCTCGGAACAAGTTCCAGTCATCTGGGAAAACCATTTTTAGTCTCTGCTACCTCTCTTTTTCTTACAATGTTTTCAGCCTATACTTAGAATGCCTTCGTTGCTCCAGACGATTTCAATGTTTGAACCGTTTGTAGTAAACGGGAAGTCGGCTACGTTTCCGGCGCTGTCATCGTCTAGGATTGTGATTATCGGGTCGTCGCCGGGCGTGGATTCGTCGCCGCCTACCTCTTTGTAGATCATGATGAACTGTATATCGGCGTTATCAAGGTTTGTGATTATTACGTTGTCTCCGGTGAAAACTCCTTCATCATCCGTGTTGTCTTGATTGGTGCTTGGGTTGGAGATGGTTTGCCTGTTGTAGCTTGTGCCGGAGCCGTTTCCGAATTCTTGGGCGGTGGTGCCGCCGTCAAAAAC